AGTTTTGCTTGAATTCCATCATCACTCTTCTTGTACTTATTGAAATGAAATCCGTGAATGTTAAAATGACCCATACAAACGTCACATTTCATCTTGTGGAACTCTCTTACGAACTTCACATTGTCAACTATCCAAGGAACAAGAGCAATCTTCTGACCATCAAATTCCATTGGAGTAATCTTATCTATGATATGAACATTATCGAACTTGCTTAGAAACTTCAACGAATTCACTTCAACCGTGCTGTTGAAATATGTATCATGGTTTCCCACGAGTATATAAACCGTGAAGTCCTTAAGATGTTCGGCAAATATATCATACACCGCATTCATTACTTTGGTGTTTGTACTACTTCTGTTGTCGAACAAATCACCAAGCATGAAGACCGTATCAATCCCGTTCTTCTTTAGATAAGGGACAAACTGTTCTACTATAAACCTTGTTTGACTCTGTAGAAACACTTCGCTGTTCTTACGAACACCGAAATGTAAATCGCTAACTAAACATACACGCATATTGTCTCCAATTTTTTTTCAATTTTCTTAAATCAAGTTGTCTTTCGTATTAACATTGTCAATGTATTCTATGCTTGTGAACATACTATCCAATTTAGAATAGTTATTTATGTTCTGCAAAAATGCATTACGAGCAATCATAGTGAAATATGCAAACGGGTTGTCTCTTGTTACATCATATTTATCAATATATCTACACATATAGAAGACTGCATCCGAAATCATTTCGTCCTTCCTGTCTTGTGTATAATTGATAAAGTTAGATTTGTTCAAAAGATTTTGCGCTATAAGCAAAAAGTCTCTTCCGATCTTCTCATAAATTTTTCTGTTTCTTGTTTCACGATACTCTGAGAGTAATTCCCGAAACTTTTTATTATCTACATAATCAGCCATTGGTCACCTCCTTTGATGGTTCTATTTCCGAAAAGTTATTTCCGTTTTTATGAATTGTTAAACAGTTCTTAAACTGCGAATTATAATCTTGTTGTAATCTATGTGAGATAATGTAAATGCAGAGGTCATGTGAATCATAGGCCATGTTCTTTAGACTTCCGACCATTTTCTCAAGACCAGCTTCGTCTATTGCACTATCAAGCAATTCATCAATCATAAGCAAATTGCAGTTCCAATTGGAGATAGTTTTTGTTATGCTAATAAACGAAAGGAGAATAGACATATCTATCCTCTTCTTCTCACCTTCTGAGTATGCATAGTAAGATATTTGGCTACGAAGATTTTCAAGATTAGTAATGTTTTCATTCATAAACTCATCAAACTGGAGAATAACAGGAAGTTCAAATAGCTTAATGTATTCGTTAATCTTACTGTTAAGAATTGGAATCAACTTCTTAAAGAAGTATGCTTTGATTCCACTTTCTGATAATATACTTTGAACGATATCATTATTCTTCAAAGCTTTTTCAGTTGATTTTGTATCACTCCAAAGAACTTTATACTCTTCTTTCTTTTCTTCAAATTCTTGTGTGACACTTTCAAGGTTGAAATCAATTTCTCTTTCAATGATTTCGTTTCTTCGGCTCTCGGCGAGGGCGAGTTCTCTGTCAACCATTTCTAATTTAGATTGATGGTTGTCTCTCTTGAACTGATAATCGTTCAATTCCTTTAGCCAAGTTTCTTGTCTTGAAATTTCTTGTTCTACAACTCTCCTTTCGGCTTTCAGTTCTGTTATGGATTCATTTCTTCTTGTCATTTCTTTCTTAATTCTTTTCAATTCTTTCTCTTTATGTTCTGGTGTGATCTCTGTTTTACACCACGGACATACAGTATTGTCACTCAACGAGCCTTGCATTTTCGTAGCATTCTTGATTGCATACTCATGTTCATTGAGTCTCTTGATAACCTCATCCCTTCTTTTCTTGGATGATTTCAAGAGTTCTTCATCAAAATTTGTAGCATCAATAGATGTTGAAAGAGTCTCTAATTCCTCATCAATTTTAATTTTTTCAGATAGGAATTCCTTTATCCGAGCATCATTGGCTCGCAAATCTTTCTCTTTATTGTCTTGGAAATTGTTTTGAGCTTCTGTCAATTCCATGACTCTTTTACGCAAAGAACGTAAATGTTGTTCAACTAAAGCGATACTTCGGCTGTTTATTTCATTCTTAGTTTTGATTTCCACATTACTTTTCTTTAGCATTCTTAACATTTGCCCAAAGACAACTATGTTAAAAATCTGTTCTATAATCTCTCTTTTTTCTTGTAAACTCAAAGACAAAAATGGCTTGTTGTAATTAACAGCGAGAGAAATAACCTGCTTAAACATTTGATAATTGAGTCCAACAATCTTGTCAATTTCTTCTTGATTCAATCTTTTAGAGGACAATAATTCAAGTTCTTCATCGTTTTTAATAATCTCTATTTTGTCTGGATTCATACATCTTGTTATTGTGTAAAGGTCTTTTCCATCCACAAGAAACTCGCAAGTCACCTTTAGGTTCCTCTTATTTCTACGATTAAGAAGTTCTTTTATTTTGATTTTTCTGTAGGGTTGTCCGAATAGACAGAATGCGAGGGCGTCAAGAATAGCTGATTTACCAGAGCCATTCTTTCCTGAAATTAGATTGACTCCATTCTCAAATTCAACTATTGTTGGAGTTGCCCCAAACGAAAGGATGTTTTGAAATGTTAATTTTTTGAACTTTACGATCATATCTTCTCCCAAATGTAAAATCTAAATTTCTCCCACATACAAATGATATCATGTTTTGTTCAAAATGTCAAGGTTTTTATAGAGGTTGACTTCAACCACGAAGCCGTGGCTATTTAAATTGTTGTATAAAAATTAGTTATAAATACATATATAAAGTTACTAGGTGGTTTTTAAAGACCCTGGGTTACTCTAGGTTTAAAACCCTGGGTTACTCTAGGTTTAAAACCCTGGGTTACTCTAGACTTTAAACTAACTAGAAGTGCCGAATCCATTCGGATTCGGGTTAATGGTTTAATTGAGGATTTTATGGAAACTAAAAAATGTTCTAAATGTAAGCTAGAGAAATCTATTAAAGATTTTTCTAAAAATAAGTCAACAAATGACGGTTTACATACTTATTGTAAAAAATGTATTTCATTATACCAAAAAAATTATTATTCTATAAATCGTAAAAATAGTACTGTAAAAACTAAAAGTAGTACCTTTAATAAAAAAGATTATAACAGAGAATATTATAGGAAAAAATTTAAAAATGACTTATTTTTTAAATTTAAAATTAATATTAGAAGTTTAGTTAGAAATTCTTTTCGTAGACAGAACTTTACTAAAAATTCCAAAACATTCCAAATTTTAAATTGTTCTTTTGAAGAACTTAAAAATTATCTTTTTGAAAATGCTAAATTAAGATATCCAGAATTTCAAGAGAAAGACTTTTTGGAAAAGAATAAGTATCATATAGATCATATAATTCCTTTATCAACAGCTAATACCGAAGAAGAAGTTGTTAAGTTGTGTCATTATACAAATCTTCAGTTATTAACAAAAGAAGAAAATCTTCTTAAATCAAATCATTAAAGGCGCATCACAAAAAATTATAACATATTCATTTTGTTAAAGTCAAGGAGTATTTTATGAAATCCGAAAGTTTTCAGAAATTGAAAGCAAAAGTTGAATCTGAACTGAAAATTACACCAGAGAACGTAGAACAAAAATCTCTACAACTTTCAAACTTTCATACACAATGTCTACAGCTCTTCGTTAAAGAACTGTCAATTCTCAAAAAGAAACTCTTAGATAAAGATAAAATTTATGGAGAACTATACCACAAATATAAGTATAATTTTGATTACCAGTTAGACACCAAAGGAGAAGTGGAAGCTTATATTAAAGCAGACGACAAATATTATCAGATTGCGCTTGAATGCGCTCAACAAGAAGTCCAAGTCAAATACCTTGAAGATACTTGTCTTCAAATAAACAACCTTGGGTTTAGAATCAAGAATTTCATTGACTTACGAAAGATAGATAAAGGTTTACTTTAAGGAATAATTATGGAAAAATTGCAACTTGATATGGTAGATGAAGTCTATTTTCAAGTTAGAAATTTGACAAGAGGATCAGCTCTTGAGCTCAAAGAATTTCTTTCGTGTAAAATTGAGAACTTTTGGTTCCATCCGAAGGTCAGAGCCAAACTCTGGGATGGTACAATTTCATTTTATGATTGGCATTCTCAAACAATTCCTATTGGACTGTTTCCACAATTCATTAAGTTCTGTAAAATGTTCAACTATGAATATGAATTAAACTTCAGTCG